TCCATCTGCCCCCTTAAAACAACAAGCACCTAGTAGTGGTTCAGGGGTAGTCGTAGTCGTAGTCGTAGTTGTGGTGGTTGTGGCTTTAGGGGTACATGAAAGAGTCATCAAAAAACCATCTTTTAAATTATCGAAGCCAGTCAGGGGAGGACACTCGCAATCAGAGTGTGCGCAGGGCGTGTCAAGTTCCCACACTCCTCCACCCTTGTGTTTACGGATGCAGTTCGTGCAGTGCATACAATGCTCTTGTTCCCTCAAGTATTCGCATGTAAATCCCTCGAACCATTCTCCGCCTATTGCCGTACACTCTTCTTTAAAAGTAGATACACATCTTGATGCCCCATCGCTCCCACCTGCGACGTAACAGCAAGCACCCTCACGCGGCTCACTAGTGGTAGTTGTTGTGCCTCCACAAGTAATATTAACACATGATTTGCCCGGATAATGCACGTACTGGGTGTCGATATTCCCCTCTGGGGGACACTGGTTAGCCGCCACGCCATCTGTACACTGCCAATCCCCGTCCGGAAGATCTCTTGAACAACATGCACCAGTTGCACAAGCTCCTTTGGTGTACCCATCTGGACAACAGCAACAACAACCCGGAAGACAATCTACTACGAGTGTGTTACCATCCTTACAGCAAAGAACACTGCCCACGTCACAGTTTTCATCACATGGCGGCTCTATACAGGGAGGATCACACGAAAGCTCTAGAACATCACAATCTGATCCCGCTCCCGTCTGCGGTGGATCTGGACAATTGCAGTCATCCCCCCCACCATTGCAGCCACGCGGTTTTTTTTCTTCACCGCAGGCGTTTGCTGGGGAAGCGCCCCAGTCCTGTGACCAGCCACCAAACCACCAAATGTAAGTGCATGTACCGCAACTCTCTTCACACGGCAACTCAACATCAGCCATGAGTTGCGAGCATTTATAGCCGTATCGGTCGGGGAGATATGTCCCAGCATCTATGTCGTCGGGGTCTTGAGGTTGACCCTCGCAGAAAGGAGGCTCTTGATCGCCATAGGAATACCAAGCGGTTTTGTACGTACAATTCCCAAAAGAGCCTTCGCCTAACTGTCCATCGTTTCGCCCAGTGCATTCCTCTTGGGTAACATTGTCTTCACAGTAGTAAGCTATCCCTTCGGGGTATCCGGGTTCGCCTTGACAGCACATTTTTTTACAGCAATGACCCAGATCTGGGGATGGGGTGGTAGTAGTTGTGGTAGTTGTAGTTGTGGGTGGGTCTCCACAAACATTTGGGGGAGCAGAAGCGCAACTCTGCCATATCACGGTTCCTCCAATATCTAGACATATTGAAGGTTTCAAATCAATACAGCTACCCGCGATGCCCAAGTCGAGGTTTCCGGGGATGCAACATCCAGTTTCTGGTTCTGGGGTCGTTGTAGTAGTCGTGGTCGTAGTAGTCGTGGTCGTAGTAGTGGTAGAAGTCGTAGTTGGAGGGTAGTGATTGCAAACCCTCTGAGAACAAGTTAGAGTTTCGTCCCATGTAGATACGGGTCTAGATAAACAATCGTTTTCATTTACATTGTCCTCGCAAACTAGAGGTGCAGCTCCATCTAAATAAAAGCAGGAGCCATCTGGTGGCGGAGGCGGGGGGGTTGCACCGCATTGGCAACAAATAGTCATTTAAAATCTCCTAGCTGCTGCCGGAACAACTTACATATACAGGTCTGTGTTCTCCATTGACTGTCATTGTTATTACATAAGCAGTACCGCCGACAGCACCCGGACCATGAATATCCTGTTTTGTATCTCTATTTATTACTAATATTTTTCTGTCGGCAGCAAAGCCGTTCTCATAAGACCTCGTTGTCATCCACCCACTATTTGGACTTGTAAAGCTAGAAGGGGCATAAATATAATCTTCCATAAAGCCTTCGTGTGTGCCGTACCAAGACTCGACCGTTTGCCCCTGTTCGGAGTCGTGGCTTGTAGAAACTGTGGTCTCTATATAGTGACCTGAACTATTAACTCTAGCAGCACCTTCTCCATTATTTATCCATTTTTGGATATTAGCATNGGTATGCCCTAATGAATAATTTGTATCTGCGGTGTCTCTTCTAACCTCAAGCGGGGCGGACGGTGTTAAGATAGCTCTACCAATCGAGATACTTGGGGTTTTTAGGTTACCCGCTATAGCGTTTTGTATGTTAAGCGTGTCAGATAAAACCCCACTGGTCCAGAATAATCTTTGATTATCATCTAGCCCAGCGATTATTTCTATGTTTCTCTGTCCACCCTCACTCTCAGAAAGTTCACCCTCAAGCGCATGAGAACCTATTCCAACGGAATTTGCGTTTGTGCTGTTTTGTCCAGCTCCGGCACCTATGAATATAGACCTAATGGACGAATCTGCATTCTTGCCCGCCCCATTGCCTATGAATATAGAGTTATCCGTGTTAGATGCGGAATGTCCAGCTTGCAGTCCCATATAAATACAGGCTGTATCTGAACTTAGTCCCCCGTTTGTGGTGGTTGAATCTAAACCAGCTTCAGTTCCAATAAATATGCCATGTTTCCAACCCGTCGCGTTCGTAGCAACATCGCAGCCTATAAACACTGAATTTGAATTGAGCGACGTGCTTATAGATGAGAAGTTATCGGGGTTTGTAAATACAGCATTGCATTTTTCACCGAAAGTGGCAGTTCCACTTGTGATATAGGCTCCTAGAGCCGTCAAGCTCATTTTGCCTACGCCGTGTGAGGAGTTTAGATCTGTGATTACATAAGATTGACTTGGGTTAACGTCTTCGACCTGAGATTCTGCTAATGGTACATTGTCGAATTCTAAACCCCAATAATAGTTATTATCTATTAATGTCCTCTTCAGGCCTGAGTTTGGCAGGGGAATGTTCTGAAGGAATGACGATGTTGACGATAAGGAAGTGCCGTCTGAGAATCTAACATCGCCAAGGACTCTTAGGTCTCCACTAACAGATACTGTCGGTCTTTTGTATGTCGGTGACCCCCAAGTTGGCGTAACGCCCATTGTTCCGCTGGGGTCATAATCCATCAAGGTCTGAGAACCCCCATCCTTGTTCTTGAACACCATAGAAAGCATTGATCTCGACTGAAGGCTTGACGAGAAGTCTTGGCTACCAAAAGTTACCGTATGTCTTCCGTCAACATATCCAACACCTAGATTGTAATCAAAGAATGACTTCCTAAGTTTAAATCTAGTGTCTTCAGAGTCTGAGGAGATTATGGTAAAGTCCCTATTTGGACCCTTCATAATCCCGGTGACAAAAGGTGTTGACTCAACCCCTATAGCGAGGGTGTATCTATCTGGAACATCAGAACTGAATAATTCATTACCAATAATGATAAGATCATCTGCTCTGTCTGTTGGATTTTCTTCTGTTGGGGCTGTGAGATTTTTATACCCCACAATGATGTTGTTATCGCTGTTACTCCATTTTTGGAATGATTCAGCTCCAATTATAGTATTTTTATCACCATTTGTTCCACTGCCAGTGTGGAAACCGATCATTGTTGAATTTGAGCCAGCTATACGGTCAATACCATAACCATAGTAGGTGTTGTTGGAAATGGAAGAGTGTGACCACCTTAATCGAGGCGTGTACCAACCCCCAAATGTATTTCCGTACTGATTTCCGTAGATGTGTCCACCAGCGGAATCCTCGTCAGATTGTGTTAAATTATATTCATTACCGGCATCGTCAGTAAAGAATAATGACTGTGTTTGAGAGGAGGCCGATGGGGTGTATGGTCTAACGTATATTTTTCCAAAATTTGCAGTGGCGCTGGGAGCTTGAAGTTGCTCTCTCAGTGCTACGGTTCCACTTAAAGAAGGGTCGCCGCTTCTAGATATAGCTAAAACAGCTTCATTGGCTGATGATAAGTTTTTGTATGTTTCTTGTTCGTTATAAATCCTTGCATCGCCAATGGTAACCATCCGGCTAGATTGGTCATAATCAAAAAAGGACACAAAGTGATTAGGGATTTTATTTGCTGAATGGTCTATGTGAGGTCTGGATATGCTAAAGTCATTACCCCCACCCCTCATTATAGTAATACCGTTATCTGGGGTGTTCCCAATTCCGCATAGTTCTATCTTTGCCCGACGTTGAGCGTAGGGTAAATCATTCCATTCGTAGCGTGAATCGGTACTGTCGTACCTGTCTAGGTATCCATTTGAGACTCTTAACACAGCGCCTTGCGGTCCACCTCCAGAACCCTGTATGTTTACAGGAGCGTCGGGAAGAAGACTAGATAGTCCCGTATTTCCACTGGTAGGAATGGTAGTTATTCCTAAATAACCACTGGGACTAGTTATGGTAAAAGCTTCTAGCTTATTTCCATTGCTTTGGTTATCCGGATCAACATGTATTGATAATCTATTTGACATTATGTTCCTCTTTAATTTCCAAGCTCATCATGAAAGACAATACTAAAGCCACGTTTATCGTTACTTTTATTTATCCTACTTGCAAAGCTTTGGATAACTTTAACGCCTGAATCAACCGTTGCGTAAGCGACGGTGTAGTCATTACCTGAAGGATTACCGTCTGATCCAAGGTGCGATCCGGAATCTGCTATAAAGCTGACATTGGACTTATTAGTTGGAGTGTAGTTATTACTTAAGTGAGCTTCGGAACCTATCGTGACTCTAGTTCCAGATGGGTTAGACCCAGCTTCTAGCTGTACAGAATTCATGAATATGCCATAGCAACCGCTTTGTTTTACTAGCGATAAACTTTCTTGACCTAAAATCCTGTCGGTTTGCATGTGGCAACCGCTTGTGATCTCCAAACTAATGTTAGACTGCCACCTAGACCTTGCAAAATGATTATCATCTTCTAGGCAGGTTATGTTGGGATCTGAATTTCTAAATATAAATTTATAGTCTCTTTGGTAATCATATCCACTTGAGTGAACTTCAAATCCGGCTCCGTCCACCAGTTCGTCACTCATGTAGCCGCAAACGAGGTCGTTATGGAATCCCGCACTACCCTCGTCGCAGAGACCGCTAGTAGCCAAGTGGAGTGTTTTGCAATCATACAGACACTCATTTATAGTGTTGTACTGCATATCGTTGATAATGGCATTACCGGCTACGATTAGGTCATTGAAGTACCCATCCCAAAGTAACTTGTCGTCATTGCCAGACTCTCCATTTCCGGACCACCCTATTGAGTAAACCCCATTCTCTTTAGGGACTATGTTACCATCTATAGTCATCAGAGCCTGTCTTGGACCACTACCTAAGACGCCGGATATTTGATCTGTTCCGACGCCAACTTTTTCGCCAGAAAAGTAAATGATCTCGTTGACAGAGTTCCAAGGGTAAAAGGAATTACCCACATTGAACTTGCCGCTATGGGATGGCGTTGCATCGCCTGAAACCTGAAGGGTGGAGTGGTTGTGAACCGTTCCTATACCAACAGACAGCCTTCTATTTAATAGGTCACCGTATAAAAGAGGAGTAGCTCCCGGCGTGGAAGATAAATCTTGGCAATCATAACCGCTATCTATGGGGTCGATACCTAAAAAGAATTTATAACTAGCATCAGTGGGTATATGGCTACCAGCGCCATGTCCAATCGCTATGTTAAATGAGCCATCTCTCAAGGTTTGCATTGAGAAAGAGCCTAGAGCTGTATTACCCGAACCAACAGTGTTTGCAGCAGTAGAGTTGTAACCTATTGCAGTGTTATAGGTTCCGTGAAGATTGCATCCTAGAGAATGGGAACCTATGGCTGTATTCTGGGAACCCCCATAGTTGGCCCCCAAAGAGTAATATCCAAAAGCTGAGTTATCTACACTGGTTCTGCCAGCATACTTTAATTTGCTTAAAGCTAGTTCACCAGCTATAGTACTTCTGGTGTCTGGCGTAGCAAAATTTGAGCTTACTATTTCATGTCCATCTGTAAATAGATGGACTGAATCTACTAAGTCTCTAAGCGATATTCTAATGTCAAGAGGAGAAATTAATTGCGTAGAGTTATCCTCTAGCAAAGAATTTATCTTCTCTATATACTCAGACTTTGTTAATATCATTGTGGGCCTGCAAACTAGCTAAAGCGTAATTGTAACGTGGATAAGTCAAATTTGACAGTATCTCCAGTGTAGATAATTCTAGGATTATCCAACTCAGCCATACATCAAAAGATTTCCAGTTCCATACTCTCCAGAGTCTACTATGGCTACACCTGATACCCATCCCCAATCAACTAAAGCGGCACTACCTGCGCCTTCATCAAAATTAAATGTTGATGCATTTTTAATCAAACCACTACCAGCGTTGTGGTCGTCTATATTGTATTCCCATTTAGTATTTCCCTGAGTGGAGGGGTCGCCAAGATTAATTCTGGCATATCCAGTTGCCTTTTGAGCTGTCCCATCAACAGGGGAAGTTCCGGATGGTATCTCCGGGATGGTTGTTCCATCGTTTGTTTCTTTTGGAACACCTGAGCATAAAGCTATTGCTATATTTTGTGGCTTGGCAAAGCTGTCACCCCTAAAAAGGTGGTGAAGCAAGCCTGATTCTAAATAATCTGATAAAGAAGCCATTAAAAAACCTCCTAAAAGTCCTTGTTAGACTGTTATACACACTCTATTATACACAAAAAAGAGCCATTCCCAATATAATGAGAATGGCTCTCTCTAGCTGTCTAGTTGACGGGGGGGATTAGAATGAACCTAAAATAACCCGTCTATTGTCTAAGACTGCGAAACCAAGTTCAGCAAATCCGTAGTATCCAGCTCGTTGCTGTCTATGAAGAGTAGGATCTTCAAATACCTGCATCTGCTGCTTCATTGGCATGATGAAGCTGTCATTGGCACCCTGATCGAGACCAACAACCAATTCGAGGTCAGCAGCTTGAACTGCACCACCAAGACCGTCAGTGAAGAAGGACTGATATTCCTGACCTTCACCAAGCTCATCAAGATCATGAAGATTAACTCCGTAAATTCGAGTAATTGGAGCACCACCTTCAGAGGCAGTGTAAATTTCTCGACGAGTTACTTCGTCAATCTGATCCAGACCCCAGTTACGTACATCTTCCAGAGCTTCTGGAGATACGTAGAGGTCAGTCAGGCGACCGCGATTGGCAGAGCCTGTATTACCACCGGCGTTACGACGCATGGTCGTTTGCATGAGAGAGACTAATCTCTTGCTGAACATGCCAGCGGTTGCATCACCGTCGTAAACCAAGATATTGCGATCAACGCCAGCGGCAAGCAACGTGTGCCATCCGTCGTCGTTCATCTTCTTGGTGAAACCAGCTTCAAGAGCTTGCATCGCGCGACCAACAATATCCCAACGTGCTTCACGAGCATAACGCAGCAAGTAGTCAATACTTGAAGTAATGCTGTATGTTGGAATCGTTACGTAGTCACTTTCGACCGCTCTTTCTGGAACACGACCGTGACCGGGATTGGTGTAAGCTACGTGCTCACCCTCAAGCCCCGGAGAAATCAAGTCGAGAGGATACTCGGTAGAGGCTCCCGGCTCAACGTTAATAGTTTCAAAAATATCACCAAGGATATTTCCGACAAGAACGCCCTTACGCAAGGGAAGTTCTAATGCTTTAGCAAATTCTCGCTGTGCAGCGTATGCGACATTTTGATCGCTATCACCAGACTTTTTGAGAAGCGTGATGAATTCATCACTAGGTCTTTCTGTATATGACATTATATATTCTCCTTTATGTTCGGGGCTTATTTGCCGTGGTTAGGAAGGTTGATGTAAACTTTTGCGTATCCATCAGCGTCTTTCCGGGACATGAAACGGCCAACGGCCAAATTCCCGGAAGCTTGCGCATTAGACGCCACTGTGCTAATCTCACCCGCCGTCTCAGAGGCGAAAGCCACCTGACCAGCAGTAGGAGTACCAGTAATATTGCTAGTAACAACCCAGCCGCGAGTCAGAACAGTAACCTTACCGCCCTTTTGAACTTCGTCCTTAAACTGATTCAAATGAGTTCTGGTTAAGTCCTTATTTACAACGTCGTTTAATAGGATGCCGACAGGGATACTGTCTTCATCACATACTGCATACTTAACAAGGTTTTCACCTTGATCTAGTGCTGCACCAGAGGCACCGGCGATAGCCGCTGTATCGAGAACAACAACGCCACCACGAGTTGCAACACCCTCGTTATAAAAGTGGCTGATATCTGTTGATTCTTCAAATCTATCTGCTTTGAGAGCCATAGTTAAATCTCCTTTGTTTATTTATTTGAAAGTACGTGGTTTTCGAGCCAAGAAGCAACGCTAGCACGAGTCGTTTCAATCGGATCGTGCTCATCGCTTGCTTCTACCAAAGTCGCCTCGGAAGTCTCGACTTCTTCAAACGCTTCTTGATTAATTTCCGCTTCAGCTTCAGATTTCTCTTCAGCTTCGACTTCCGTAGCTTCAGCGTCTTTGTCTTTCTTGTCTTTTTCGTCTTTCTTCTTATCTTTGTCCTTCATCCAAGGAGGCATTTGAGCCTTCTTTTTCATAAGGGCAACGACGGACTCAAAAGCTTCGTCTTCCAAAGCGTCAAAACTAGCAAGAGAATCTTCTACATCTTCTTCGCTGATACCAGCTTCGACGAGTGCAGTCTTTCTCTGTTCCATTTTTGCCTTCGTCTTCATTTCATTCATTTCCTTCATGGCTTCTGCCAATTCAGTCTGAGATGTTTGAAGTGCGTCTTCAAGTTCTGCAACTCTAGCTTGAGTAGACTTAATTGATTCATTAAGCTCTTCAATCGTCGCTTTGCTCGACTCCGACTCTTTTTCAAAAACTTCGACCTGTGAAGCAAATTCTTTATCTTTAGCTTCTTCAATCTTGGCTTTAATGGCTTCGTTCTCAGTCTTAGCTTCTGCAAGCTGCGCCTGAACTTCCGCCAACTGCTTTTCTAAAAGCGTACTATCTGACATATTAAGTTCTCCTATTGAAAATTGAGGATCAGATTCATTTAAATTAAATTTTATACTGGCGGAGCTTTTCTGGTCTCTTTTTAAGATTATACTTCTTGAGTTCGCAGGTCTAGATACCAAGCCTTTTCCAGAAAAAGATATATTAGATAAAGCACGACCAACCTTATAGCCTTCATACTCGCCCGTTCCGCCATACGATCTAAGATGCTTTGTGAGGAAAGAAGACTCTTCGTCCCTAGCAAGTATCTTAGATACCCCTTCTTCATTCGTCACTGCGTAATCAAAACCAGCGAACAAACACTCCATAGAAACGTACCACTTATCATCTTCTATTTCAGAAATGATTTTTTGCATACGCTCTCTGTTTTCTTCGTCTGTCCAGCTATTATACAGGACAGCTTGAGTTATTATGTCAAAATCGCTAGGTCTTTCTTTGTCTTCTTCTCCTACTGCTTTACCATCTTTTGTCAAGACATAGCTACCAGTTATATGGCCGATGATGTCGTTTTCATCGTGCATGAAATTGAACTGCTTATCTTCTGGTGTGTTTCTGGCTGACCAAGTGGCTTCTGGTAAGAACACGTCATCGTTCTTATTCCACCCAGTGGATACCAAGACAGACTCTAAGTAATACAGGTCAATTTGATCTTTATTCTCTGCAACAATTTTGTCTAAGACATCTTCGCTGCAATTTTTAGAAATAGCTTCTCTTGCTGCCTCAACAGAACCTTTATGGACCGTTGGTTGAGAGCAATAAGCAACACTGGCTTGGCTCTTAACAAGCTCACCAATGCCGTCTTCTATCTCTTTTTTATATATTTTTATTGACATATTAAATACCTCAGATGATTATACACAAAAAACCAAAAAAGCTGAAAAAGTTTACTAAAAACCGCCCGAAAAGTATTCAGCGAACAGTCCTACCATCTTTTTCTTGTAAGTGTTTATTGGTAACTCAGAAGCTGAAACGCTGTCTTTTTCTATGCGTTTTTGTAATTCTAGGGGGGTTGTCTTACTATCCGAGACCGCCTTGAGTACAGCGTTTGCATCAACATCTTTCATTACTTCTAGGTTTGCCGTTACCTGAACTTTCAGCTTCTCTAGATCGCAAACCTCGGACTTGGTTAACTGTCTCAAGTTCTTCTTGTTTACAGAACCTAGATATGCCTTGTTGATTGTATCTGAAACAAAATCAAATGTGTCGCTAGCCCAAACTACGAGATCTGCCAATCCGGGAGTAGACTTGGGTGTCTCAACCCTTTTCTTTCTTGGTCCATCATCTTTTTTAAGGAGAGGTCTTCCATTGTCTTTAACTTCGGGACTAGGCTTATCTTGCTTTTTCTCATTAATATCTGCTTGTTTATCTAGTTTTTCAAGGTCTTTCTGGTGATTGGCATTGTGGAATGGACTCGCTTTGTCTGGCAACTTATCCTTATCCCTATCCTTACCCTCTCTTTGNAGCCTCATTTTCTCTACTGATGGAACCTCTTTAAATCTCTCAAGGACTGTTTCGTGGCTTATGATATCTCTATCAGCTAACTGTATTAATAGATTCTTTTCAGATGATTCATCAGATAAGCTCATTTGATCGAATGTTATATGGGGAGGTTTTCTGAAGCCCATAGACTTCCTAATGAATTCAACCTCGGCCTCCCAAAACTTCTTAAGTTGATCCCTTCCGTATTGCAGTCTCTCTACTAATGTTTTTAGAGATATAAAGTTGTTTGTAAAGCCCCCTCCATTGTTTGCCATCCCCGTTAGCGTGGGGGGAACTCCCAGACCGGCGTATATACTATTTAGAACTGATTGGTATTTTTCAGAGCCTAAGAATTTGTATACTTGACTGTTTGACTCCGTATAGGAAAGCTCTGGTCCCCATACAAGCTCCATAGTGCCCCCGCCAACATTACTAGCAAGTATGTTACGAAGCTTGTTAATCGCAGCCTTGTTTGGCAAAATCTTGTGATCTAGGTTACCAAGTGTCCAAAGTCTTATATTTGAAATCGCCCCATCTAGTGCTGAGAGGTCAGCTAGCCTCATTTTCTCTAACATTATAATATCGTCGAGAATCGCATAGGTAAGCGGGTGCGCCCACTGCTGCCAGTCATCTTTTTTATAGAAGAAGGTGCTTAGTCTATCCTCTTCTAGTGGAACTTTCTTTTTACCCTCAGTTATTGCTTTTCTAACATTGGGAGGCATAGTCTCCAACATTCTCTTTGGAACACCCCCATCTTTAAAGTTGTCAAAAAACGTATTAGCTGTAAGCTCATAGTTCTTGACACCCAAGAAAAGACTTATATTACCGTCCTTCATGTCCAGATTTAGAGGATTTAAGAAGTTGTACCTCCAAGGCACTGTGTTATTAGAAACTTTTGGAACCTCAAGTTTTATATCACTAGCGAGTGATCTGATATATGTCTTTATCTCTGGAGTTATTTGTGCATAACTTTTATAAACAAATACCTGTCCAGTGCGGTACAAATTGTTTAGGAATCTCTCTGATCTTTCTTTTCCGTTGCACTTTTTAAACCATTGTTGGTAAAACTTTTCTACGCTTTTGTTCTCGTGAACAATGTTAATTCCTTGGCATCCAAAATCACCCATTAGGTCGATAACATTTCTTACTATACCAACTTTATCGTAGGCGTCCATACACATTTTAATAATACGCTTTGCCCGTCTTGGGGTTTGCTCTTCAGGTCTAAATGCGTAATAATCGTTATTCGTAAAGCTAGGACGTACAGACCTATTAGGTTCGATGTCTAGATATTCTCTGTGATAAGCCTTAGATACGCCGTCGTAAGCCTCTTGTGACTCGGAGAATTTCTCGAATGCTTTAGCTTTCCCGGCGGCATCCGCATCATTCCAAGTTATTAGGTGGTCTTTATTATCTTGGGTCATTTTGATTCCTATACGATTAATTGAAATGCATTGTGAATGTTCAACTCATTATACACAATAATTCATATTTTTAGTAAATATCCTTCACCGAATCTGTGAACCAGTTTGGTCCAGAATACAAGTCTCCACCCTTCTCCGTTTTTTCTATGGTGGCAAAGCCCCCGTAAAAATTATAGATACTCGCCTCTGGGAGTCTTGCTAATGTCCTAGCAGCCATATTAGCCATGATTAGTGATGAATAACGGTCCTTTCTTTGTTTCCCCTTTTTCCCTGTTCCTATTATCGTCTCTGGTGTGTCCCACTTGTCTCTTCCGCTGGCCGTTTGTGTTATCTGAATCATTGTTAATTCATCTTTCAAGTCTTCTATCTCAAGAACGCATTGCTCAAGGGTGTCAAATACTCTACCCTTAAGACCATCCTCGGCATTTGACAGACCCAATGTTATAACGTCAAATCTTGGGAACAATATAGCCTTGTCCTCAAAGTCTTTCCTTAGTCCATGATTGGCTTCTGACAACCAATCGTATTTTGTCGAATTGGCACATTTCAAGTATGTGTAGACCCCTGTGGTCGTCCGTATCTTTTGGCTTATCGTCGTCTATTGTCGGCCAAATTGGTAACTCGCCATCGTCTATCTTGTCGTTATCATGCAAAGACTCCATAACCGCTATACCTCCACCCTGAGCATCCATAGCTATGTGGATACACGGATAGATTTTCATTAGATCCCTTATCTTTCTAGCGCAGTAAGCATAGAAGTCGCTCTCTTTGGAGTACCCCTTCTTTACTTTTTCTTTGTGTTCTGACCTATTTGTTGTCCAGCAGTGGACTATACGTCTATGGTCTGGATTAACTTCTAGAACAACAATGCTAAAATTGTCAACCTCAGAAGCTGGATCAACGCCATATATGTACTTCTTATTGGGATCTCCTCTTAGACTAGCCTCAAAAATTATAGGTTGTTCCTGACTGTCATTTATAATGGTTGAATCGTTAGACCCATCATTAGCGACACAAGACTCTATTAGTGTACGCTTGAAGAAGCCCTGAGAATCGCGTGTAAAGCACGCTCCGAACTCCATCTGATATATTCCAGCATGAACGGTTGCCTTCGATCTGGCGACCTGTGAGGCGTCCATGAAGCCCTCTGGCAAAAGTTCATAGGGGATTCTAATCACGGAATAGTCCGTCCAGTCAAAGTCTGCTGGGGGATCTTCCCCATTGAAGATCTCTCTTAGTCTATTTTTCTGACCGTTACTCTTGATTATCGTCTTCCATTTTTTCCAGTATTCAGCAAAGTGGTTAAAGTCGTAGTATGCAGTACCGGAAAGTATGATCTGGTTATCTTTCTTTTCCAAAACTTCATCTGATTCTTCTTGAAGATTCAACCCAAGCTCTTTAGCTTTCTTCCTCGCTGCTATCTTTTTAACATTCTCTATGGGGTCTGAGCTTACGGCGGCAAAACCAGCGACTACAGTTTCAAAGATATCTCTCGGGATAGATCCAAACTCGTCGCTGATGATATCGTTAGCACGCTGGCCTCTAATTTTTTGGCCGTCACCAAGAGGGAGGCATGTCACTCTGGAGTTATTAATACGCATAACGCATCGGTCAACATCTCTCCTTGGACCTGAGTTTGAATCACACATACTTCTTAAGATGGGGGCGTTACTCCAGATGGTTTCCATATATTCAAAAAGAACTTTTGATTGCCGGAATGCAGCACCTACAACAACGACCTTTCTCTCCGGCAAGAGAAGTGCGCGTATCAGTGCGTACAGGGACAGAATAAAAGACTTACCAAACCCACGACTAGCTATAAGCATTGGAAATCTTCTATTCCACATTTCACATAGGAATAGAGCTTGGGATGGCAATATGCTTATGTTGAAAACTTGCTTGCATAAAAACGAAAAATACTCTGGCCTAGTCATAAGCCAAAGCATTTGGTAGTGATAATCATCGTCGTTAAAATTTACAAACGTGAAGGGGTTAAATACATTTTTATCATCTATATCTAGATTTAGCCAAGCTTCATCTATATTCTTAAGGTCACTCATTTTATTTTAAGCTGTCTATCGAGTTAAATTTTCTTGTATTAAGTACTATGTCTGCAAATCCATAGTATACCGATTCATTCGCGTCTAAATACCAGTCTCCATCTTTGAGTTTTCTCTTTAGATAGCTCTTCACCTTGTCGTAGGTAGGCTCTGAATACTGTTCTTTAAAGTACTTTCCCTTTAGGCATACCTCTGTATATACATCTATCATGTGGTCGGTTATTTTCTTTTCAAATATCGCCCCCTTCTGAACGTCTAAATAATTACCAGAGTATCCGCTAGACCCAAAGTGACACATAAAGTAAGAATTGGGCATCATGACTCTCTTGTCAGCAGCCTGTAGTACTATGCTACTCATGGATTCCGCTTGACCATAACAAATTATTGTCACGTATGACTTGGTTAGTAATATTGCATCGTAAATGGCCATTCCGTCATTCCAGTTACCCCCGACGCTGTGCATGTGGATAATTATGGGTTCGTGTGAGGCCTTGTCTAGCAATCTTATGTTTTTTGTAAAAAGTTGACGCCATCTTATAGTCTATGCCGGGGTCATCGTCCGTGTTGGCCACGTATCCGTGTAGGTATAGCTCTCTATTTTTAGTATCTATACCGTAGCTCTGAACATCAGATATCGCATCTGAATTAACCATAGAAAGACTCCTAATTATTGTTGAAAAGCTCATTTACCCTTTTAATGATGCTTAGGACAGCCCATTTAGCATTCTTCTTTGAATCGCAGAACATGACGTGAACATCGTGATGCATTTGATATTCCATTATCCTCCTTAGCATAAATTTGTTTGTCACTTTTAGTTTCCCCCAGTCCTCTTCTGGAATACCTGATCTCTCAGGATAATCCATAAGGTCTGAAAGTGAGAATTCAAGTATAATAAATTTAAAAGGAAAGGGCTTCATTCTTTCTATTTCTTTTGTAAATCTAACGGTGTCGTGTCCTATGTTGTTTGCGAACTCAACAACGCTCGCCTTTCTCTCTATGCAAAGCTTGTCTTCTAAGCCCTCTATGGAGTAATCACCGGTATCTAACTTTCTTGAAATCATACCATCACATTTGTGGTATCTAGAGCTGCTAGGCTCGAAAGTATACCCCTCTTGTTCTCTGGTATCTTTTATTATCGTAAAGGGTCTGGGTTTAGGCATTTTTCTCTCTCACTATTTGATTAAATAAAGGCTCATAGAAACTCTCGTTGGTATTCACTTCTTTATGGCAACCATAGCAAAGTGTTATACCGTTATCAATCTCAAACCTCAGTGAAGAGGCTGATGACCATTTTCTAATGTGGTGAACCTGAAGTCTCTTCTTTCTTCTGCATCGTGGCATTTGGCAAACGTGTCCATCTCTAGATAGGACTCTTTTCCTCCACTCTTTATAAACTGGATCATCGTAATTTCTTCTCATCCCGGCACCGTTATCTTTCTAACTGTTATGTCGTAAAGTATCTCTTTAGCTAGCAAGCTTGTCTTTTTTGAATCGTCTTGTCTTAAAAGTATCTCCACCAACTTGTAATAAGCCAAATGGCAAGCTTCGTCAGGGTCTCTAGCTTCTACAAAAACTGTTGGGGATATGTCATTATACTCTCCTAGGCTGAATTCTCTCAGTCTGGAGATGACGAGGGTCAGATCCATCTCTACTTTATAGATTTTCATTCTAATTTTTTATGTCATGGTCCACCATGACCTTGACTAGATCTGTAAAGGAGTGCTGAGGTTCCCATCCTAGCTCACCTTTTGCTTTTGAGTTATCGCCACGTAGGTAATCTACCTCTGCTGGTCTGTAAAACTCGGGGTCTTGAACGACTAAGTTAGACCAATCTTCGATTCCGATGTGTTTAAATGCTACGTCTAGGAACTCACGAATCGTATGAGTTTCGCCGGTGCAGATAACATAGTCCTGTGGACTTTCCTGCTGTAGCATCATCCACATCGATTCCACGTAATCTCCTGCGTACCCCCAATCTCGAAATGCTTCTAAGTTTCCTAGACGTAGCTTTGGAAATTTTGGATCGCGTTCACTTTTTACAAAATCTCCGATCCACTTTGTAATCTTGCGAGTAACAAACGTTTCTCCTCTACGCGGGCCTTCATGATTAAATAATATGCCAGCGCTAGCATGAATTCCGTAGCCTTCGCGGTATAGTCTTGTCATATAATGTGCGGCGCACTTTGCTATAGCATAAGGACTCTGTGGCAAGAATTTAGTTTCTTCGTTTTGAAATTTATTTTGATCTCTATCGGTATCGTAGTTCTTTCCATACATCTCGCTAGAGCTAGCCTGATAAAACCTAGCGTTTATGCCGAGGTCAACCATTGACTGAAGGATATTCAGGCATCCCTTGCCCGTTACATCCCAAGTTAATCCGGGCTGCTTAAAGGACACGGCAACATGACTTTGTGCAGCTAAGTTGTAGATTTCATCTACATCAGCGTGTTCTTTTAGAGTATTCATGACACTGTGCGCATCAGTGATGTCTGCTTGTGCTATTTTGAAATTTTGGTTATCGAGAATACGCTTGATTCTTCCTGTGTTGTCTGTACTGGCTCTTCTGCAAACACCAACAACTTCGTAGCCCTTGTCAAGCAACAAGTCCGCCAAATGGCTACCATCTTGTCCAGTTACGCCAAAAATAATGGATTTCATATTTGTTCCTTTATGTATTTTCCGTTTTGAATATCAAAGAATGAATCTTTGTTGTTTCTTATTTGTTCTTCTACTTCCTCGTACTTGACATTCGGATCTCTCTCTATCTTCAAGCCGCCTTTGTGACTAATCAAAAATTTAAAATCTTTCGTGGGTATGGCCTCGACTTCATTCTTATTGAAATAATAGTTAATATAACTTTCGTCATTAACTGGCGCTTCGTATCCTAGTGAATGATCTAGATCCTGTCTTGCTTTTAATTCTATGCACATTTTTTTAACAAGGTCATGACGCCCACCAAAGAACGCCCCTAAATAATAGGTATACTCTTTTCCATCCTCATACTCAAGGAAGCAATGAGAAGGCTTATGCTTTTCTAAAGGCATACCGTGATATCCGGCGTCCTGATACATAAAATGCTGACCCCCTACAAGATCATCCACCAAAAACCAATCTCCAAACTTATTGATTATACTTGTATCTGCATCAAAGTAAAACAGGCTGTCGTGCTCAGGTATTGATAGTAGTGAAGTAAATTTAGAGTTTGTTGCATCTGCCCAATTTTCGTGAGCCGCTTTACACCAAGTGTAATCTAACGATTCTGGTAAAAAAGGATAAGGGTTTTTGTCTGTAAAAAGGTAAAAGCTAAAAAGGTTATCTCCAGTGTATAAGTGGTGGAATCTATTAATAAATCTAACGGCTAAAGAGAAGTAGGCGTTTGTCCCTATTATGCATATAGCTATTTTTTTCATTTATTCTTTTACCGTCTCGGGCGTTAAGAAGGGNTGATCTACCATCTCGTCTGTATACTTGTGGTAGGCCGAAAGTCTATCTTTTTCCTTCTCCATTGCTAATCGCATCTTTTCCATGTCTTCGCCGTATTTCATGGCTATTTCAGGATTACTAACTAAGTAAGCCATCCAACTGGTAAAGTTTTGCTTGCTATCTTCAAATCGCTTAACACGCTGCTCTCTGGTCGCCTTCATTTCTTTTAACATCGAATTCTTCTTGGTCTGTAAATCTCTGTAGTCTCTGTTGAGAGATTCCTGTGAGGCCTTCAGAGACGCCACCTGACGCTCCATGTTGAAAAGGTCGTCTCGATCTACCTGATCTTGGTCACGCTGTCTCTCGCTTAATATGAGGGCTTCTAGTGCAGATATTTGTTCTATGTTCTCTTTGTTATGTTTAAGGGCGCGGTTCATAAGTAGTTCTAATTTAATTAAGTCTACTACCTGTAGTTCTTCTGTAGGAATAACATCATCTTTAAATTGTGAAATAATCCTAGCCCAGTGGTATTGGAATAATTTAAGCTCATCCTCTGTGAATTGTTGTTGTAGCTCTACCCAGTATGGTCTAAATGTAAGGTCGTACTGTGCTTTTTCTAATCCTGCCGGTTCTTCCATCCAAACTGGACGCTTAAATTCACCTTTTGCTACTTTTTTCTTAATAAAGTCAAGTACGCTGTCAGGATTTCGGTTTAGCTCGGTTGCTATTCGGTTTAAACCAACATCTATGTTCTCTTCTATGTAATTTATGTCGTCTTTGGAGAATCTACCCTTCTTCATAGTAGCCATACTCCTGAAGGATATCTAAAATTGTACCAATAATGTCGTCCCTCTTCTGTTTTGTAATATAAACATCATTAATCATCTTCAAATAGTCCATTCTTACGTCTGCTGGTAAGTGTTCATTGATTAAATCAGCCATGTCTCGTAATTCTATGTCCTCATATGAGGTTGCATAGGGATTATCTTCATCTACAATACTGTTTTCATGATCTAATTGAGCAGGTTGTGTCAATTTTATCCTATCTTCACTGTCTCCAGCGAAATAATGATTGTCTCTAACGAAGTTTTTAAGTCTATTTGATAAATTTACACTGAGGAAGTTTTCAAGAGGGCGAATTCCATCATATCTCTTAAGGGCTTCCATGCATATAATAAAGGATTCTTGTTTTATGTCATCAACTGTATAGCCATAGAAGGTATATTTAGGTGATATTCTATTACAAACCTTTTCTATTTGATCTACAACGTCTTGTTCTGTCATTCCTTTGGGTGTTTTCATATTAATCTTCCCATTTTAACTTCCTCCACTTCTTTCCATCGTATCCCTCAAAGCATTTTTGTCTTTTGTTGTATATAATCGTACCTTCTTCAGCAGCTTGAGGGCGAGATTTTTGGTTTTTAAGCAAAAGAAGGTTTGAGGAGATAGTAGAATCCTTTCCAGTAAGGTGTATATCAACACTGGATGAGGAAATTACGTCAGAAACGGGTGTTCCTTTAACATCTCCATTTATTTTTGCGAGTACGTCACCGTTATTTAAGTATACTAGCTCAGGTACGTTATTACCTAGCGAGCAAACGACGGTATCTTTTATAGAAAAAAGGTACTCAAAGGGTACGGGGCATGTTGTGACACATAAAAATTTAGAATCCTCGTAAGGTTTTATGCGTCTATTGTACATTAGACCGGAATCCTCGGTGAAAGCCTCTCTTATTTCAAGCCTTTCGAGGTGGTAGTTCTTACTGCCTCCGTGTTTTACTACTCTTCCCCAGCCAGCTTCCGCTCTTACTATCTTTCTGCCACGATTCGTAGTGTCATCGTTGTAACATTCAATCTTGTAGTAAGTTATACTGCCATCGGGGATGTTTTTTTCTATCTTTAGGTTGGGAGAGAAGTCATAGAACTCAAAGTTAGCTTTTTGTACTAGGGTTTTGTTTAACCCTAAAAGCTCTATGACCTCCGGACTCTCTGTTTGTTTACCTATCGATAAGCAAAAGTTATTTATCTTCGCATTCTGATTGTTCTTCATTGTCATTTTCCATTAGTTCCTTTAGTGAACCGTCAGATTTCTGAAGTTCTTCCTTAACCTCTTCGTTTAAAGAGGCCGTACTCTTACAACACAGCTTCGACTCGCATGATTTCACTTCTTTTCGTTCATTCATAGTGGTCTCCTTAATAAGTTTCACACTATATAATACACAGAAGGGGTCTTTTTTCCAAAAAGGAAATTGGAGAATCCGCAAGAAAGGCCTATAATAGGGTGGCCAATGGTTGTAAAGTGGCCAAAATTCAGTGAATATTCGTATAAATCCGTAAAATGGGCTGAAGTGGTTGCGATAGCAACGGGCGGTCTTAGTCCAACTGAAAGATAAGTGACTGGCGAGTTTACAAGGACTCCAAGGTTAGGCAAAATTGAACCTAGGCTCTGTGTGACCAACCAACCTAGACCTGTGAAGGCCCGTGAGGGCAGAAAAAGTATTGTATATCACAAGTATTGAAGACCTAACTGCTTATCAGCACAACCTATTACCTGCGAGATGTATCTTCACAGGTATAAATGGTCTTGGTACGTACATAAGGAGACAATTATGATTAGAGAACTTAAGAGGGGCGACATTACAGCAGAGTATTTTAAATTACTGTGTCAATTGAGTGGCGAAGAGAGGACGAAGGTCAACTTTTGGGAACAATCAGTTATATTCTGGGCAGGATATAAAAATAATACTGATCATCAAATATTTGTGTACGAGCATGAGTATAACGTGGTGGGTACTGCTACAGTTCTTGTTGAAAATAAACTGTTACATTATGGATCTAGCGTAGGGCACATTGAGGATGTAGTTGTAGATAAAGATACAAGGCTTTCAGGGGTTGGTAAGCAGTTAATTGAAAGATGCGTCGAGTTTTCAAAAGACAAGGGCTGCTATAAAGTGATCCTAGACTGTGGCGACCATAATATTCCATTCTATGAAGCGTGCGGCTTTAGAGTGGCTGAGGGGTGCATGAGGCTCGATCTTTGATACATACTCTTATTCTTAATGGGGAGGTTTAGGTAAGACACCACTGGAGATCGCCCCTTGTTTCGTCTGCACCACCAAGGCTTTTTCTGTCTCTTCGGCTAACCTCTTTTTTGAAGATAAAACCCCCACGCATCAATAAAAAAACAACCGCGCGTTTTTTTTCGTGTTTTTTTCAGAATTATTCAAGATACCCCTTGACAATGGTCGATAATAACTATATAATGGGGGCATAAGAAGTTAATCAACACAAAGGAATTAAACATGTTAGAAACAATCGTCAACATCACAGTAGCAGTAAGCATAACAGTATCGTTTGCTAGTCTTGGGGCACACATAATTTATTTTAATATTCTTGGAAAATAGTTAAAGAGTCGCCTTGACTTTTGCCGATACTATATGTATAATACTCGTATAAGAAACAACAACACAAACAAAGGAATCAAGACAATGTTTACTACAGCAAAAGAAATCTTCAACTCACTTGAAAACGAAATCAACATCATCGGCATGAAGGTTTCTTCTTCTTGCTCTAATGAATTCGAATTCAACTGCATTGAAAGTTGGGATGGGGTTACTGTTGAAATCAACGACAACAACGTAATCACCGAAGTTTCTTCTTGGGGCTAAAAAAACTTTGAGAATAATTAAAGATTGCCCTTGACAAATGACGATAACTATAGTATAATAAGAACATAAGAAGTTAACACAACACTAACGAAAGAGAGTTCATTATGACTAACATTACTCAAGACAACATCCTTAACACAGTTTACAACAATCATCGTATCTTGATTGATAAGCTGACTGAGTACGACATGGATGGTAACGTAGCAGTAACCAAGAAAATGGTTACTGTTATCCGTTACGATAACTATAGCGATGGTACTGAGATCGTCACGCCAATGATCTTTAACGTGTCGCCATACACGTCGTTGCTTGACATGCACACTATGGTGCGTATGTGGATTGATTGCGGTTGCCCTAGCGATGGAGATGCTAACGGTATCCCACGCAAGTGGACTAAAGAAGATCTGCAAGCATGGGCAGCGTGATAAAGCCGATATAAATAATAGAGAAGTTAGCACAACACATTTACAAAGGTAACACAATGAGAAAACCACACAATCCAGTAATCACATGCAAAGATGGTTTCACCATATCAGTACAGGCCCGAGATGGTGCATACTGTACACCAAGATCAGACTATCCAGATACACCATACACCGCTGTTGAGTGTGGCTATCCATCATCTAAGCCCACCACTAAGGCACTGCTTGAGTATGCAGAGCTGTGCGGTACTGATAGCTATTGCGATACCGTATATGGTTACGTGCCGATTTCAGTAGTACAAGCAGAGCTTGACGCACACGGTGGTATACTCGATGGCTGTATGCCGTCCAACCAGCCAAGCAAGGAAGATCTTACTGACAGCTTCTTCGCTGGCTGGATTGAGTAAGTTGTCTTAGCCCACCCAATCGCCTAGGGACGCCCACGCACTAGGGGCGCTCTAGGTTGGGGCTTGACATATCCCAAAAAAAAGCCCCGCCGCTTTTTCACCTAAACCCTTACTGTCAAACGACTTAGAGCTATTCTAAGAAAACTTGTTAAATTTCCGGAATTATCCTTGACAGATTAAAGTTATTGTGGTATAATGTCGATATAAGTAATAAGGAAACAATACTATGACACTCGCAAGACTAATGACAATTATCCACTTCGGCAAGAAGCCAGTCAAACCGGCTGACATTTCCGAAGCTCGTTGGAACGCGATGGTCAAACAAGCTGAAAAAATGTTGAGAATTATTGAAGATTAGGCTTGACAAATGCCGATAAGTATGATATACTTAAAGCATAAGAAGTTAACACAACATAAGGAAAAAACAAATGGCTCAACTAGAAACACTTGCAACGGTTATCGTTTACGGTTCAGTTATCGTATCAATCGGCGGTTTACTAGCTAACGTAATTTTTTGGAATATTTTGGGAAAATAGTAAAGTTTGGGCTTGACAAATGCCGATAATAATAGTATAATCAAAGCATAACAAGTTAACACAACAAAGGTCATAAGATGTATAGAATTCTAAGAAGTAAAGAAACAGCAACCGGCAAACGGTTCTTGGTGCAAAGCTCATACGGCAAAACTATTATTTGCAGTAGCGTAAGCGAAGATCTTCGCTGTATCCGCAATCCAGAATGCGAAGGGCAACAATCCTACGTAGTAAAAAAATGGAATAAAATTTCAGGAAAACAACGGTTTGGGGCTTGACAAACGCACCAATTTATGGTATAATTAAGATATAAGAAGTTAACACAACACAAAGGAAAATTATGAGAGTTTCAGATTTAGAGTTTACTAGCGAGATGCGTGAGAATTCATGGCGTGGTCACAGCGTCGAAACCACTTCGGATTCGCTTCGCATGGTTGCCAATGAGCGACACGCTCAACAGTACATCGACCAGTTTGGTGATGTCGAAATTGTATTGGATGAAAAATACAATACTTGGAAAGTTCCCGTTTTCGCTGAACAGCGTAAAGAATACTGTGATGCTAAACAACGCTACTGTGAACAACACGGTAGCGAGTAGATGGGTAGCCGCGTGGCTATTCCTGAGTGAAGGTTTAACACTATAACAATAACCACTCAAGCCTAAGAGGATAACAATGGCGGACGGCAGATCACTTCACACTTTTGAAAGGTTTTTACCATGAGCAAATTTGACACTCAAATCCACATCGAAGAAACTAACGAATACCAGCCAACAGCGGCTGACTTGGCGGAGCTTAACGAATGGCTCGGAGAAGTCGAGGACGAAAGCGGTTGGGAAGAACTGGAAAGCGACGACGGACATCGTGAGCTATACGAAGAAGACTATGAGCCGGAAGATGATTATTATGGTTACGCTGATTTGATGGAGAATTATTATGAGTAGTGAAATGGTTATGTTTTGGAATTGGGCGGTTGTTGCCGCTGTAGCGTTTCCCGTTTTAATTGGTCTTTACGACGAATGGAGTTGTAACCGTGGATAGATACACAGAAGAAGAAATGGCTTACCAGCAACCCGAAGACGATGGATCGTTGCATCACTTTATGATGTGCGAAAAAGAAGCGGCTGGCGACATCTGCCCCAAGTGTGGCGTGCAAGGCGGAGAGTACACGCCAACGCTTGATGAGTGTGCTTACTGTGATTCGATAGAATTAGATACTGAAAATTTCCCGTTTTAGGGTTGACAGGGGCCGAAAAACGGGCGGGCCTTTTTTTGCTTTTTTCCCCTTTTTTCTCAAGTTTGACCTTGACAAATGCCGATAAATATAGTATACTTCAGTAACAAGATCGAAAGGAAAGTTATGTTTGAGAATGAAGAGTTTATGATGTTCGTGGTCGTTCCGGCCTTGCTTTTGCCAGTCGGCTGGGTTGTCACAAAACTTTTAAAAACTTACGAGAATTAGTTAAGTTTGGCCTTGACTTTTGCCGATATATAGTATACAATACACGCTCACAAAACACAACCAAAGGGAACACGATGGAAGACATGATCAGAGAAATTCAGGTTCAGATCAAATTTTATTCAGACCGATTTGAAGCACACGTCAGAAAAAGCGATTCAGATCAAGCTGAATACTACATCAACTGGATGAAAGAAATTCAAGATATTTTTGAAAAAGCTTCGTCTAGGGGTTGACAAAACCCGATCAAGTTGCTACAATACACGCTCACAAGAAACAACACAAAGGAAAACACAATGCAAGAAATCGTAATCGAAATCAACGGCCAATTTGTTAAGATGTCGGAAAAAGAGTTCGACAACTACATGTTCGAAAAACGACAGGTCGAAAACAAAAATCGAATCTTTCGTCGATCACCAAAGGCGTCACCAAAGCGTCGATCAATTTCAGAATTAATGTCAGAAAAAGACTGATGACCCCTTACGGGGAGTCTCACCCTACCCAAGCGCATGGGGCAGGCGGGCGGCATTGGCACAAAAAATGCCCCGGCGTTTTTTCGCCGTAAACCCTTTGATACCAACGACTTAGAACTATTTTGGGTTTCTTTGGGTTTTTCCTAATGATTAGCCTTGACTTATGCCGATAAATATAATATACTAATAAGGAGATTAGAATGTTGTATTTACTGATTGCCGCGTGTGTGGTTGGATTTGTTGGGGCTGAAACTTTTAACCGATTTATTCTAAAAGATTTGGAATAGGGGTTGACAAGTGAAGCCATTTATGGTAGAATACAAGTATGAAAAGTAAAGGACACAACATGAAAAAAGCATTTGTTTTCGATTTTGATGACACTCTGGCAACCACTGATTGCAAGGTTCGCGTTGTTCGCTCTGGTCGCGGAACTGGTCACTTGGCTCACAAGAAGCTAACACCGGCGGAGTTCAACAGCTACCAACTGGCACACGATGAAAAGTTCGATTTTTCAGAGTTTCAATCTGAAAAGTTTATCCGTGAAGCGAAACCTACGTTTCTGATTAATCTAGCTCAAGAAGTTCACAGCGAAGGACATTCCGTTTATGTACTGACAGCCCGAACGGACGATGTAGCCACAGCAATAACTGACTGGCTGCTCGGCTTTGGAGTCAAGCCGGTTAGGGTTTTCGGTGTTGGTTCTGATTCGTCTAATGCTGACATAGCATCAAGCAAGCAAAAGATTTTGACGACTTTGTGTCAGGCTTTTGATCTGGTTTACTTTTACGACGACCATAAAGCTAACTGTGAGCTTGCCCACATGCTAGGCTCAGGAATTAAGGTTTATTTGGTTTAATTTTGCTAAGACCCCTTGACAAACTAACTTCTATACAGTAAAATATAAGTATGACAAACACAAACACAACACAAGGAAAGAACATGAACTACGATTCAACCAAACCATACTGCGGATTCGACAACATCGACGATCTAATGGCTGACTTCAGCCAAGCGATCAGAGAATGTATCGAAGTCCCAAACAGTTGGTTACCCGAAGAATTCCACGACAACGTGCGTGGTGGTCGTACTCTTGCCCGTCTGGATGAGATGTGCGAAGAACTGACAGAGCAGGAAACTGCTCACCAAAAAGCGAAAGCGGCGAAAGCTCGCAATATTGAGAGACTGCGAAAGCAAGTTGCAGAAAAGTCTATCTACAAAACCCATAAGGGTGGAACGGACTTTGTTGATCTTGAAAGCGGTCTAGACTACAGCGAAAATGAAGCTGACGAAATTCAGCTTTCTAAAAACGAATTTGCCTTTGTGCGTGGCATGGTGAATGGTGGACTAATTGAATGGGACGATCTGGAGGAAGAATAATGGACGATTACACTCCTTTGTATGGTGGCGGAATGACTATGGTCACCCTTTGTAGAATTTTGAAGCCTAGAAACTGGCAAACCTGTAGCGAGTTTGAGCCACCTGTGGGTGGAGCAATTAGCTCGATGAAAGTCGCAGTGCCAAAAGAGGTAATGATGATGACAGCCGAAACCGGAAACCTTGAGCTGTTAGATTTGTGGGTTGAAGATGAGTTTGGTTTCCCTTGGTTACTCGCTCACGGCGAGAACATGAATTTTATGAGTCCCGAAACTTACAAGGAGTGGTGCAATGAAATTTAGTTTTAGCGAACAGGTAAACGCGTTTTTACTTTGTGTGTTAGGTTTTTCTATTGGTTCCATCATTGTGAGTATGTTATGAGAATGAGACGCTGCCACAGTATACAACTCGCAAGAGAAGCACAGAGAATTGAAAATCAAAAGAGGAGAAAAGAAAATGAGAAACAGAGACAGGCTAAAGTCAATTTTATTCTTCGGGGTTTCCGCCGTTTGGGTTTCTTTCGCAATAACGATAATGAGCCATTACGGTAGGTAATCTGTTTTTGGGGTTGACAAATTTGAAAAAACGCCCCGCACTTTTTGTGCCAAAAGTTTTTTGCATTTTTCCAGTTTTTTCCTCAAGATCCCCTTGACATTTGGTCGATATATATTATAATGGAGGAGTAAGTTAGCTACAACCCAGTTGGAACTACGCCGCTGGACTTGGTTCCCCGAAAGGGGCATCTTACAACGAGACAACATCACAACCCCGTTAAGGCCTTTGTAGCCATTACGTAAGGACAGAATCGGTAAGACGGTTCAGGGGTGCATCGAGGCGTAAGTCAAATCCTGCCCCTTGTGGGCTTAAATATGGACGCAGCAGACTACGGTGCAGATGGANNGGCNTGCCATCGTGATGTGTCTCATCTTATCTCTACCGAGTGGTTTACTATGGTGAGAGTCAGTGAGCCAGCGAGTCAGTAAAAAAAACAAAATAAATTAAAGTTTACCCCTTGACAATGACGATAAATATAGTATAATGGAAGCATGAGTAGGAAACAATCACAACCGGTCATCATGCCGAAACGGGAAAGCAACACGCTGGTCATCAAGGTCGGCAAGGTTGCTATGGGGCAT